AATATCTCACCAGACAAGAATAGTCCTTATGAAGACTGGTGGATTAATAAAAAATACCTTAGTAAATTTAATAAAAATATTATTACGGACACAGATAAAGATTCTTTATTTGCTAAAGACTATATGATAAATGGATAGACTAAAAGAATATTTACATAAGTATATTAATAACCCCCATGATCCTTATATTAACGCTGAGCTAGGAGAAGAATATGAAAAAATTGGACAAGGAGCGGCTGCTTTATCTTATTTTTTAAGAGCAGCTGAATTGCTACACACTTATGATCCTGAAATGGCTTATTGTTGTGTTTTAAAAACTTGGAAGCAATTACATAATACAAAAAGACGCCCAGATTATGAAAGAGAACAACTTCAAACCGCAATCTCTTATTTACCTACTAGACCAGAGGCTTATTACCATTTAAGTAAAATACATAGTTCTAGAGAAGAATGGAAAACTTCTTATATGTACGCTTGTTTAGGTTTACAATATGTTAATGCCCCTTCATTAGAATATGATATAGATTACCCAGGTGATTATATGTTAATTTTTCAAAAAGCATTTACATCTTGGTATATAGGGCAAAGAGAAGAATCAAAATCTTTATGGTTACAATTAAGTAAAATGAAAAACATCCCTCAAAAATACATGGATATTATTGAGGAAAATGCAAACGCTTATAAAAATACTATAAAATCTAATAAAATAGTTAAGTTTAATGTGTGGGAAAATAACCACATAACACCAAAAGAATATTATATTATTAAATAATTTAATATTTATTATTAACTAAAACATAAAATTATGAGTTGGACCTATAAACAACATGAGATAGGAGACATCACTCAATTCCCAGAAAGCACATTCGGTTTCGTCTATATGACAACACACAAACCTACGGGTAAATCGTATATTGGGAAAAAAGTACTGTTTCACAACCAAAAGAAAAAATTGGGTAAAAAAGAACTAGCGGCCCTAACTGGGGTAGTTGGTAGAAGACCTTCATATAAATTAATAGTTAAAGAATCAGATTGGCTTAAATATTATGGCTCACAATCGGATATTAAACAATTACTTTTAGAAGGGAAAAAAGATGAATTTGAACGTACCATATTAAAATGTGTACAAACAAAAAAACAACTTACCTATTTTGAAATTAAATATCAAATGTTGTATCAAGTATTAGAAAAACCAGATGAATTTTTTAATGATAATATTTTAGGTAAATTCTTCACTAAAGATTTAGCTGATATAACATTTGAAGATCTTGTGGTTGAGCGAAAATAAAGTCGTATATTACCATTTATGGTAAACCAGTTATTAGTTACATTAGTGAATTCAGTATTAGGTTCGGGTAAGGCAACTGCTCGAAACAACTATGCTTATCATTGTCCATTATGTAATCACCATAAACCTAAATTAGAGGTTAATTTAACTGAAAATCGTGAAGGTAAAAACCAATGGCACTGTTGGGCTTGTGATGCTCGAGGTACTACAATATATAATTTATTTAAACAAGTTAAAGCCGCTGCAGATAAGTTTGTAGAATTAAATAGTTTAGTAAAAACTTCTAAATCTATTAAAGAAACACAAGTTGTATCTACCGTTGTACTACCAGATGAATATATTGGCCTAGATAGCGTTGATAACAGCGATATAATGGCTAGACATGCGCTCGCGTACCTAAAAAATAGACACGTGAGTAAATACGATATTCTCAAGTACAACATAGGTTATTGTAAATCGGGGTTATATAAAAATATGATTATAATCCCAACATATGATGCAGATGGTAGGTTAAACTATTTTACGGCTCGTTCATTTGAAAAAGAACCCTATGTTAAGTATAGAAACCCATCAGCGAGTAGAGATGTAGTACCTAATGAACATTTAATTAATTGGAATATACCAATTATTCTATGTGAAGGGTTATTTGACGCTATTGCTATAAAAAGAAACGCAATCCCACTATTAGGGAAAAATATACAGAGTAGCTTAATGAAAAAGATAGTTACATCTGTAGTAGATAAAATTTACATTGCATTAGATAGGGATGCAATCAAACAAGCTTTAAAATTCTGCGAAAGATTAATGGCAGAAGGTAAAGAAGTCTATCTTGTGGATATGCAAGATAAGGACCCGAGTGAAATGGGTTTCGAAAATTTCACTAAACTTATACAAAAAACTATCCCATTAACCTACTACGATTTAATGGAACAGAAATTAGCATTATGATAAAAAAATCTTATAAAAGATTATTAGAAATTTCAGATGATTACCAACAAGTTACAATGCCCGATTCAAGGTATTATAGACGAAATGGTAAATATTATCCTTCTATTACACACGTTTTAAGTACTTACCCAAAAGGTAAATACTTTGAAGATTGGCTTAAAAAAGTAGGACATGCATCTGAACATATTGTTAAAAAAGCAGCTGCAGAAGGTACACAAGTACACGAAATGATTGAGGATTGGTTAAATGGGAAAGAAGTTACATTTCTATACCCTGATGGTAATCCAAAAATGCCGGCACACGTTTGGCAAATGTTCCTTAGATTCGTTGATTTTTGGGAAACATACAATCCTGTATTAATAGAAGCAGAAGTACACCTATTTTCGGATGAACTACAAGTTGCAGGAACGTGTGATTTAGTATGTGAATTGGAATTTAACGGAAAAACTGAACGTTGGATCATAGATTTCAAAACATCTAACCACTTACAGACAACATATGATTTACAAGGAGCACTATATGCTCAATGTTATGAAGAGTGTTACGGTAAAAAAGTAGATAGAGTAGGAGTTCTATGGTTAAAATCTAAATCTAGAGGTGAAGATAAAGCTGGAAAACGCTTAAAAGGTAAAAATTGGGAAGTATACGAGTCGCCTCGTACACAAGAACAAAATCTAGAAATCTTTAGTCATGTAAGAGCACTATTTAATATAGAAAACCCTAAACTTACACCTTACACATCTACATTTCAGACAACATCTAAGAGGAAAGCATAAATTGTTAAAGATTCCCGCGAGCTAATTTGGCTACGCGGGCTATCTTTCGTATATTTACGTGTTCGAATGGTTCGAGCGATTAATTTAAAAATAAAGGTTATGTCATTTAAAAATTCAGGATTACCATCATCAGATGAATATTTAGCAATAAGAGAATTATTTTTCACCACAAAATCCATATTGGAAGAAGAAGGTAATGAATATAATGAAGATTTATTGTGGGGTGATTGTGAAAAACAAATAAAAGAAACATGCGATTAAATTTGGCTACCCGGGAGAGATTTCGTATCTTCACGTATAAGTAAGAATATTAATTTAAAACAATTAAGGTTATGATGAGTCCAGAAAGTCTTTACATTGCAGAACAGGAATATTTTAGGTTTGAAGAGATTATGAATACAAAAGAATACCTCACAAAAGAGGAGTATGATTTTTGTTTTTCATATGACAAAGATATTAGAGAAGATATGTCTTATATAGGTGATTCGAATGGTGATTACTTAAATTTAAGATTATATAGTGAACATGATCATGAGAAGCGTGAATATGAAATAGAAACAGCTTAAATAAAGGTTATGAAAAAAATAGTATATTTACACGGTTTAGAAAGTGAATCGGGAGGAACAAAAGTGTCTTTCCTTGCTGAAAAAGGTATGGTTTATGCACCTAATATGGATTATGTGACATTAGACCTACAGGAATTTATCCTTACTTTAGGTATGCCTGATTTAATTATAGGCTCTAGTATAGGAGGTTACGTTGCTGATATTATTGGTTCCCAATTAGGAGTTGATGTTTTATTATTTAATCCCGCTTTACACAATAGAACAATTATAAGAGAATTTAATGAAGATTATGGCTCTCAAGGCTATAAACGTACAATTGTTTTAGGTACTGAAGATAAGGTTATCAATCCTGAAATTACTAAAAAGTTATGGTCTGTTAAGGGTAATGAAGCTGAATATGATGAAATTGAGGGTATGGGTCATAGAACGCCACTTGATGTTTTTATCAATATGTATAATAAACATGCTTAATTATGATCAAATTATTAGATCTATTAAATGAAATAGATATTCCTAAAAACTCATGGAAACCCATCTCATCTAGTGAACTTAAAGATGTAGAAGATGACATCTTAGATTTAATTCAAAATGCTTACGGACCAATTGGAGGTCACCCTAACTATAAATCAGTAGGTGACTTAGCAGGTTCAGATTATGAAGTTATCGATTTAGATAATGACCCAGAAATAGACGCTGTTACAGTAACTAAAACAAGATCAGGTGGTACTAAACACGTTGGCTTAGGACATGATGGTTCAAGCCTAGGTAAAAGAGCTTCACTAGGTCATACTATTAATCAATTAGACAAACCCAACA